CCCATAAATGTTGAGGCATTGGATTTGTTGTCCATTTGTTCACAGAAAACGTCATGTAACACAATAGCGGTCGTGATCCCAGTTGCGTATGTATTATCACAACTTGTGTTTGGGTCACCTGAATTTCGTCCTTCTCTCACTCGGTACTCGATACCGTCATTGCTGAAACCGTGCATGTCGGTTTGATGGTCATAAGACTGCGCAGCCAACGGGAATTCGTCGATTCCAGCGTTGTGGTGCATGCGCCTTGTGCACTTGAATGTTCCCTTAGACTGGGTACAATCGTATGTGCTGAAGTCGATGTCAACAATGAGGTCGCCCATGTGGTGATTACGGAACATCCAATCACCGACTTGGTGGCCTGTGGCCCCCGCGGTGTAATAGAACATTCCCTCACCATTCCACTGTTTTGCAAACTGTTTTGAAAACTGGGACATGTAGGGGCCAAGACAAACATTGGACTCATGGGATGTGCCGGAAATTCCACGTGGGGTGAAATCCAACAAACCTTCACAGGTTGATTTGTCTAGCTTTTCTCGTTTCATGAAGAGAGAACGCAAGTAATTGCGAACGGTCATTTGATTCCCTCGTAAGAATTCAAATGCGCGAACGTGTTGCTTGGCACGTCCACTCGGAAAGTTTTTATTCCATTTATGGAAAGCAATAACGTCATCTTGCTCATAATCAAATTCGCGAAATTTGAGTGGCTGATGCTTGTCTTCCCATTCCAATACACGATCCCATGCTCCTGCCAACGGTGCCGGCACATCTTTCACTACTCGATTAGTAATAGCTAATAATGTGTTTGACTGGCAAACCGTGGGTACGATGGGTATGTGTCCTGAGAAAGTAGTGGTAACCTGTTTTAAAACTGGTTTGTCGTCTTTCTCGTCCTGTTCTTCAACGATGCGAACCCAAGCTGTGCTGCGGACTTTTGCTGCAGCAGCGGTGGCTTTCGTGGACAAAAATGCGTAAGCATGTCCAATTCGCTCTTTAGCAACAATTGTAGATGTGCGATCGTTATTATATTCGTCAGTTGCTAGTGAAGATTCCTCTAGTGTTGTACGACTTGATCGTGACCAACAACAAAGCTTCGACGTGACCAGTGGTTTGAACACTGTGCCGAAACAAGAGAAAACAGGGGGGACCATGGCGAGGGCGGAATTCAAAGATTGGTATCTGCGAACACTTGAAGGTGTGACCAAATTGTTGAATGCGCTAATCTCGCTGTCAAGGTGTAGTATAAAGGCAAATGCCGGGACGATGATGGCTAGTTCGGTACGAACCGAATCTGGCAACATGATCTTCTTTGGGTCCAACTCGTTTTTTGTGTTTTTAATACACAAAGTTAGACTGTCCTTATTGCGTGGCTTTCCTACCATGGAATAAGCGACGCGTTGGACAATGCCTTTTGGAACAAACACTTCTGTAGTGGATGTCTTAGTCCACCATAGTGGACCGAAATTTACAACTTCCGTGGTACGAAGTTTGAGGAAATCAAGCAGTGGAGCATAAGCTCCATCTGCAGACCTATCCATTTGATTATTCACAATAGAAGTAATCAGGTCGAGTTCCTGTGGTTTCGTTTGGTGTAAACCAGTTGGTGCTTGTTTAAATGTGTAGATACGAGTATCACCAACTTCACGGTATCCCCATGCCATGGCGTTGCTGCCATGTTCGAAATAATTGGTTTGTAACCAAAAGCAAGGGGAATGTGTATACGGGCCTCCGTCGTTGCCCAGTGCCGTCATTTTTACCGTTGTCCTTGAAACGAGTTGGTAACTCGTTTCATGCTCTTTACCATTGAAGTGCATGCGACCATACCCATTAGTAAAGTCGTGCATTGTGGCAATTATTATCTTTTTGTTACTCTTCATGAGCAAGGATAAAACGGTCAGGGGTTCCAAATAATACAATGAGTGTATGGCCATGTACCCATCAGGGACAATGTCACATTCCTCAGAAATTTTCGTACAGAAATTATGTTTTGAATTATAACGAGTATTTCTTAATGCATCCTTTGGTGATAATATTGGGCAACATGAGTGTACATTACGTCCACATTTCAAGTGTCGATCAGCGTTACCGCCAATGTCTGTAATGTGTTTACATCCTTCAGAAACCAAGGCCTCGTAGGCTTGGGCTTCAGTAATTGCGCGCTCTATGGCGGATAGTGTGTGCGGATGTTTGATCACGTTGTTTTTTGCTTGTTCAAAGACATGGTTTGGAAACCGGTCAGATAACACTTCAGCAAGTGCTTCATCGATAATCCAGTTCCGCTTGAATCTGATTGTGCGTTCCCAGGGATCAGCCCTGTTGACGGTGCCAGTTGTTTCCTGTTCTGGCTGCCCTGCACACGTAGGGGGCTTAGCATTTCGAATTGCTAGTTTAGCATTGGGATGTGGCTTCCCATTGCTCGAAGTACCTCGATCTCTAAATCGAGTAGAGACAGTCATTATCGTCTTCTTTTCCTTCGGTTTTCCGTGTGTTTTGCCGGGGAGTCCATGCCCGGTCTGTTGCTTCTCTAGGTGAGCAACTTTTTGAGATTCTACTACTGCCGAATCTATGCCACTAGTCATGACTAGGGTGGATGGAGCTTTCGCTACATCATTCGCACGCACCTTGCGGTACGCTGGGACTTTGCCGTTAGAGCGGGAAGGTTGCGTTGCCTTCACATTTCCATGATACTGCTGCTTCATGGTTATCC